GGCTGTTGTAACAGCACCAATGACGGTGGGTAAACTACGCAAAAGCACGGCTACAACCTCCTCAGGTGTATCAACCTTGGGCAACTTCAACACTAGACCAGTGACTGCAGAAATCACAACAGAAAAATTAAAATCTGCCATAGATTTACTAGCGAAAACCGCATAAGCAGCAGCGCTAATAGCAACGATAGCATGAACTGCAGATCCAGGTGACATCGAGGATGCAGCAGTCATGCGCAAAACCTCAGATATAAGACTTTGTTGATCAAACGACACCACACCATCAGGACCAACCGGGTTATCCGGGGTACCAACAACGTGGCGAAACAATCCAACCAACTCCACGACAGCCGGAATTGCCAAAACCTTAAGCATCATCAACTGTAGCCCTGGCAAATCAGGACCAGCATAAAATGCAAAGCTCGATGCACGAGCCAAGAGGTACCGAGGCTTAGCGGCATCTGAAACCAATGATAACGCATACAATTCACAACCTAACGCAGTAAAACTGCGCCAATTATCCTGTAAGAAAGTCCACGCGATATTGGAAGGTTGAACACCAGCAATAGAGGCAAATTCAGGCAAAATAGACATGATGTTCTCAACTCCATTAAAAGACTGAGGAATACCATCAACGATAGCAGTAGGATCACTCAACAAAATGTCCACGCCACTGCGTACCTTGTCTTGGTGCTTTCGCAATGCTTCAGCACGCGCAGCAACAAAATAGCCGGAATAAAAATCACAATCCCATGATGGCAATTGGACAACATCCCATTGAAAAGCAACAGCAGGGCCAGGTGCTGAATCAGGAAAAACAACACACGAATTGTGCGGTAAATTCTTCCTAACTCTGCCGATCTCCCTCTTACGTTGACCTTGACCCTTGCCACCTAGGTAAACATCAGGTAAAACATTAAAATGATACTCACGCAAGAGCTCATGGAGATCATCCAAACGCGACTGCTTGTTAGCAGCTTTAGAACGCCTGTCAACCACCTTAGGCAAGGCATTAACTGGCGCAGAAGCCACAACACGGGCTTTATACTTTGGCCACTTCTCCGTAGTCTTACGACGCAAATCGTCATGCTGAACTACAAACCCACCCTCAACAGGACGGGAAAGTTTCGGCCCAGCCAACTTCAAGGATCGACCTTGACGGTACGAGCACGAATCTCAACAGACTTGGCTACAAACTGAGCGTAATCAGCAGCGTTACCAACATCATCGTCACGCTCAAAAAACTCTTCTTCTCGTACATCTCCTGAAATCTTCATATCCCGCATTTGGGAACGAAAAGTGTCGTTATTCTTAGCTCGAGAACGAGCACGAGCAGCAGAACGACGGGAACCGCGAGAACTATGATTAAAATTTGTCGCCATATTAATCTTTAGAGTAGCAATAGCCAACCGAACTGGTAATTAACCAGCAATATTTATAAATAAAATAAGTAAAACAAAACAAAAGAAAGAAATTTGAATTTAATAAACAAAACAAAACAGAAAGTAAAAACGATATTCTAGAAACAACATCTAAAATAAAGTGGAAGAAAGGGG